ATGTGTATAAGAGACAGGTCTGGGTGAATAAGGTTGCGACCCCCATATTGGCAAAGTCACCGATGAAAAATAATATTTAATAACTTTTTATAAACAATTAAAAATTAAACGATTATGAAAAAAGTTTTTAACAAAATGTATTTAATCAACATTGACAACCCCAAAAAGTTGGAGGACATTGAACCATTATTTAAGTTCAAAGTCGTGGCACACGTTCATTTGGAAAGCGGTGAATGCCTTATGGTTTGTGGCTTAACCAATGACGCGGACATTTCAGAGTTTGCTGACTTTTATGCCAACAAATTGGAACTCTCCGCTGCACCAATTCAGTGCTACCATTGTCCTATAATGGCGAAAGTTCGTGACGCTGAATTGCCACAACTTGCAGAGATGTTCAAATACACCGTTATGGACAAAGACGATGACGGCAATGACAACATCTTGGGGTTTGCGGACAGTCTGGACTTGGAAATTGACTTGGAACGATGGTGGATGGTGGACAATGTGTCTGGCAAAATCTGCAAAAAAAGCTGGAGCGACTAAAACTTTTATTAACTTGGGGGTACTCTGTGCCCCCATTAAAAAATCTAATTAACAAATGATACCTAAATTTAATTACATTGTTGCAGAAGTGAGCGAAAAGATGTTTAACGAATTCGCCACTGCTTGCAAGTACGCGGTTGTTGCCAATGTGTATGGCGAAGAAATGATTATCGGATTTGCGAATGAGGCTGATGCCAATGGACTAGAGGATGAATTACGGTTTTGCGATTTCGCGGATGTGAAAACCCTATCACATCACCGTGACATCTGGTTGCTGGGTGTCCGTGACGCAGAGTTGCCACCGTTGGTTGAACGTTTCAAGTACACAATCATTGGATGGAATGACACAGAAGATGATGAGGGTGAAGACATCATTGGTTTCACGGATTCATTGAATGTTCACCACAGTGTCATTTGGGACTATGACTATTTTGAAGCGATTGACAACGTGTCTGGGAGCCACTATGTGCCGAGCGTGTACTGATTAGGTTTCACGATTCACTTATCTGGGGCAGCATCATAATTTGGTGCTGTCCTTTTGTTCGTATTGATGTTTTATATATCTTTGCGGTGTGATACACAAATGTGTAATCATAATTGTAAAATTTAGAATGCGCCATCCTTGCTTGTGATAAGTGGGGATGGTTTTTTTTGAAAAAAATGTCGTTTGCTGGTGAAAAAATCAGATTTGCCCACTATTTATTATTGTAAAGGTTGAAAGTGATTGCAACACTTTGGGGTGGTTCTCTCAATCTATCCACCCCATTTCAACCAAATAAAAGATTGGGAACTAAATAAAATAATAAATAGATTGAAGCAATGTTTAACTTTACTTTTATGAACAACGCATTAGTTGATTACAATCTGAGTGATAAGGAATTCAGATTGCTTTACCTCATTGTCAACAATATGTCAATGAATAACACAGACGAAATTGAAATGTATAATGGTTTCATCATGGACAAGCTGAATTTGTCCGAGCGACAGACCCAACGCTTAACGGCAAGTCTGGTTGAAAAAGGATATATCACCAAACTCAATTCAAGCACAAAGTCCAACCGCAATGGCAATCTAATCCGTTTGAATGGTGTTTCTATGGGTGACATGATGTGCGACAAAAATGTCACCCCTAACAGCGACATCATGTGCGACACGGATTGCGACAAAAATGTCACCCCATATAATACTAGAAAAATAAATAAAAATATCTCTGTATATACTGGTACTAGTACTAGGGGTGACAAAACTGACACCGATGATGAAACAATGACTATCTCAGTACAGGTTGAAGATAACATCAACGTATCAGGTAGCAATGCGGATGATAGTGCATGCGGAGATACAAATGATATTTCAAATGAAGTAAAAGAAGCTGGTACCAATCCACAGGTGAAGTTATCCAAAGAGGAACTGAAACAACGCAACAACTACATTTCAGCTGTGTACGGGAAACTTGACGAAAAGTTCAATTATCTGTATAGTCTCAAATCCGTTGAACTGTACCCATGCGTAGTTGCGGAGATTGCAGAGATATTCAAAGATGCGCAAAACCATGATGATTACTTCACCGACGGACAGTGGCAAAAGTTGTGCAGGTACAATGAACGTTTCGTCAAACTCACTGAGATAAAAGATAACTATTTCTTCAATGGTACAGGGGCAAAGACGAATGCGGATGCCTACACTATCTCAATGTATGAGGAAAACAACTCCGGTGAATTCAATGATAGTTCAAACGATAATGGGGGGGGCGCGCCGCAAAAGTGCAAGCCGTTCAAGCGTGAAGATGCAGTTGCTTGGGTTGAAAAGACCTTGACCAAGTTTGGTGATTTTGACAGCTGGGATAACGGTATCACTGCAAAGTTCACTGCCAAGTACGGCAAGGGATGGGATGAGGGCAAAGACCCCAACGCTTGCAGACTCTATAACATTGCGGCATCCGTTGCAAGTGATTATTACTGGGCATTGGAAGATTCAAAGGATAACACCCCAACCCCTACCGAGGAAAATGCAGACCTTGCACCGTGGGAAACACCGTTCAACTATACATATACATCAGAAACCCCACAGGTGGCACATGAGAGCATATCGGAGTTTGAACCCACCAACTACACCACCGATAACGATGAAGCCATCAGCACGAATTTAACGGTGTCTGATGAAGTTGAACCCGATGCAGAGGACTATGCGTTTGATGACTATATCAGTATGATGACCACCAACCGTTCAACCACCAACTACGGCTATGCATATGGTGCATAACATCACAAAGGGTGTCCCATATAGCGCAAAAAGTGTCCGATACGTCACAATCTTGGCTTCATGTGCCCAAATTGTAGTACCTTTTCACAGGATGCCCCTATTTATATTTAGACGGACAGAAAACTATAATAATTTAATACATATATATTATGACTAGAACAAAAACCAACTTGAAACCGAGTGCAAGCAATGCACCGATTTACCCAAACAAATTTGACGCAAGACAGTACGTTGAAAAGAGAGTAGCAAATGACATCTGCATTCAGACCTATGGTCGTGACTTGGCATGGAACGAAGAAATTGAAGCTATCTGTGACCTATGGACACCTGAAGAAATTGTTGACCGAGCAATGACGGCAACCAAGTACTACAATGTGGTGACGGGCAGAATGGAAGAAGCAGATGAACGGTACACCAAGTTTGATTGGTGGGAACTTATAGATGAAGACACACTCTATACAATAGATGATGATTCACTGTTTTGCAGTTTTGACAATTACGTTGAACTGTATAACCTCAATGAATTAGCTGGATAAACGGCAATTCAGTCACCGATACGAAATGCCACCAGAGCGACAGGGAGCGTTTCTGGTGGCTTTTTGTATCTTGGGTGGTATCGTTAATCACCCAACTCCCTATTTACGCCCAAAACGCACCAGAATCATTTTAATGGTTTTGCTTCAATTTAACCCCAATTAAAACCATGCAAAAACACAATGCACTTGATAAAAATGGCTGCACCCCTATATTTATATATAAACAGCAAGAAAAATGATTGATAAAGAAGAATTCAGACCCGTTGATGGGTACGATGAAAACTATTTCGTCTCAAACACTGGCAAGATACTGTCAGTCAAAAGAAACAAACTGTTGAAACCACAGGCGAATTCAAAGTGGCAATATCAGCAAGTGATGTTGTGGAAGAACTGCCATGCCAAACTGCATTACGTTCACAGATTGGTCGCACAAGCGTTTGTGGACAATCCAAACAATTACCATTACGTCAAGTTTATTGATGGCGATTGCAGCAACTGCAACGCTGAAAACCTGTATTGGGCAAAACAAATAAACCCTAAAAACAAACAATGATGTCTAGGTACAGACGGGATTGGATTTATAACGCATGGGTGGAAATAAAAGAAGAAAAGCAAATGATGATGGCAACAAAGACAAACAAATACAGTGAATACAGGGAAGAAACCCAACAGTTTATGATGGCGGTGGAAAAGTACCTCAAACAAAAGTATGGCAAGATTGAATCGCAGTGGGTTGGTCAGTTGAATATGCTGGCAACAAATTATGACCTTTTCATACTCGCAAAGGAACGAGTGAAACAGGATGGATTGATGATTACCAACCGCTTTGGCGCATTGGAAAAACACCCCATGTTAAAACAAATCACAGACACAAACCACCAAATCATTAAGATGGTGCAAGAGTTTGGACTGTCCCCAAACGCAAAGGGCAAAATCAAGCAGCCAAAAGACAATAAGGATGAGGAAACAGACTTGATTGCTGAACTGTTAAATGACTGATGAGTATGCCAAATATAAAGAATATGCCAATGCCGTAATTGCTGGTGACATCGTTGCGGGTGAGTACGTCAAACTTGCTTGCCAACGCTATCTGTCATTTTTTGACCGTGACGATATTGATTTCATACCTGATAAAGCGGAAAAGGTCATCAAATTCATTGGCAAACTCAAACACTTTACAGGCTCACACAACAACAAACCATTCATACTGGAGCCGTGGCAGAAATTCATTGTTTATTCCCTTTATGGGTTTTATTACAAGGATGGGTCACGCATGGTCAGAAACGCATACATTGAGGTGGCAAGAAAAAACGGAAAGACCGCATTGGTGGCTGCATTGTGTTTGTACCATTTGATATATGACGGTGAAGCAAATGCACAGGTCATATTGAGTGCCACAAGCGCAAAGCAAGCCAAAATCTGTTTTGATATGTGCAGTAATTTCCTAAAACCACTTGACCCCAAATCAAAGTATTTCAAGCGGTACAGGGACAGCATCAAGTTTGATGCAACCACATCTTCACTTCACGTTGTAGCGGCTGATGCTTCAAGGCTTGACGGATATAACGCAAGTATGTTTGTCTGTGATGAGTTGCATGAATTCAAGGATGGCAGCGTGTTCAATGTACTGCAATCTTCACAGGGTATGCGTGACAATCCATTGGCGGTTTGTATCACCACAGCTGGTTTCAACAGGTCATCATTCTGTTATACAATGCGGTCATCAATGGTGGAACTGTTGCACGGCAAAAAACAGGATGATTCACAATTCGCAATTATCTATACGTTGGACAATGGTGATGATTACGATGATGAAAGCAATTGGTGCAAATCTTCACCCAATCTTGGGGTCACGGTGAAAACAGAGTATTTGAGACAGCAAGCACAGCAAGCAAAGAACAACCCCACCCTGTTGACCTCATATCTGACCAAACTGCAAAATATATGGCTGTCAAGCAGTGAAGAATGGATTGCGGCTGATTACATCTTCAAGGCACAACAGCAATGGGCATACACGGACATGGATGAACCATTTGCATACTTGGGTGTTGACTTGGGTAGCACAAGCGACTTGACGTGTGTGTCGGTGATGATACCCCACAATGACAAATTCCATTTCCGCAATTACTACTTCCTACCGTCTGAGCAGTTATCAGTCAACCCAAACCGTGAACTTTACAGGCTGTGGCAGCAACAGGGTCATTTGGTCATAACGCCAGGGAACGTGACCGATTATGACACCATCTTGACAGAGATTTTGAAACTGAATGAACAGTTGCAGATTGTCCAAGTTTCTTATGACCAATGGAACGCGACACAGTTTGCCATAAATGCCACTGAGCAAGGAATAAATCTGTTGCCATACAGTATGAGCATTGGCAGTTTGAACAGACCGACAAAGGAACTTGCACGATTGATTCTGTCTGGCAAGGTGGAAATCTTTACCAACCCCATTGACAATTTCTGTTTTGAAAACGTGGTCATCAAACGTGATTTCAACGATAACGAGAGACCAACCAAAGAAACCTACAACAACAAAATTGACGGTGTTTTGGCAATGGTTATGGCGCTGGGGGGATATTTGACAACTGACCACTATGATAACACCGTAATGGGGTTAAATTTTGGGTAAAGCAGACTATTTATATAACAGATAACAACCAATATGGAAATGGGAAAAATCAAACAAATATTTGGAATAAGGGAAAAGGAAAAAAGAGAATCTGAGCCATTGCAATATGTGACACCGTGGGGTGAAGCACTGACATTTGGCACAATGGTCAACCGCTACACAAGTATGAACATCAGTGCAGTGTTTGCAGCCACAAATCTGATTTCAAACACCATTGCAATGTTACCAATCAAGGTTTTAATCAATGGCGATGAGGGCAAGAACGAGATGAGCAACCACCCATTAAATTTGGTGTTGGGTGAAAGGGACAATGACAACCTGTTATCACGTTTCAATCTGATAAAGATGATTGTGCAGTCAGTCATTCTTAAAGGTAATGCGTTTTGCTACATTCAGAGGTCACAGGATGGCACGGTCATGGGGTTGCATTTCTTGGAAGCTGGTGACGTGACCATCCGCTACAACAAACAAAAAGATGTGTTGTGGTATGATTGCCCCCTTGTAAGTAAAAAACACATTGAGCCAATCAACATGCTGCACTTTGTGCTACACAGTTATGACGGCATCACTGGTATCAGTGTCTTAAACTATGCTGCACGGACTTTGGGCATTACCAACGCATCTGAAAACGCTGCCAAGGCATTCTTTGAAAACGGCATGAACGTCAACGGACTGTTAAAGGTATTGACCCCAATAAGCCAAAAACAAAAGGATGAAATCAGGCAGTCATGGCAACAGGCTTACAACGGCAATGGTGGCGGTTTGGCAATCATAAACGGCAACATGGAATATCAGCAACTGACACTATCACCAGAGGATTCACAGTTGTTATCGTCAAGGCAGTTTAATGTTGCAGACATTGCACGATTCTTTAACATCAACCCACTGTTGCTGGGCGGTGAAAGCGGTGCAACATATTCTTCACTTGAAATGCTGCAAAACGCTTTTCTGGTGCATACGCTGCAACCATACATCGCAATGATTGAAGCGGAATTCAACCGCAAATTGCTCAAACCATCTGAATCTAACTTGCAAGTAATTCTGGAAACCAATGATTTGATGAGGATTGACAAACAATCACAAGCCAACTATTACAAAACAATGGTGGATGCTGGTATCTTATCACGTAACGAGGTAAGAAAAGAAATCGGTTACAACGGATTTGAGGGTGGCGATGAACATACCATTGCATATTCTGACACTGACCAAAACACACTTGAAAATAACGAGGAAAACAACACAGCAACAGATGATACGGATAACAAGGAATGATGACATTGCATTTAATGTGGATGAAGTCAAGGGCAAGGGTGAACGCTACAATATCACGTTTTACACCACAAACAACGCTGTCAATATCTCAAAGACAGACCAAGATGTCAATGACGGTATCATTGTACTCAATGGCTCAGAATTAATGGCGCTGGGCGAAGGTGTCATGAATTTCCGTGTGGATAACATTGCACCCAATGCAGACTACAATGACGGTGTTTTCAATTCCTCATTCACAAAGACCACAAAGTATTACATTCTGTCTGGAATCATTGTGCCTGATGGTAGCGACACACAGTCAATCATTGAAATTGTTGGTGAGCTGCAAGATGCAATCGGTGCAGAGGTCACAAGGTCAACCACAAAGGACAATGCACATGACACTGCCATTGCCAATGAAGCGACAGCGAGAGCAAACGCGGATTCTGCATTGTCTGACAGAATTACGGCAAACGCAACAGCCATTTCAAACACATACACCAAAACAGAAATTGATGATATGTTGGATGACCTTGATGTGGTATTGCCAGACAACATTGTCATTGACGCGGACTACCACCACACTGACAACAACTACACCACAACTGAGAAAAACAAATTGGCGGAATTGACCAACTATGACGATACTGCAATCACGCAATCATTGAACACGTTGCAGGGACAGGTCAACAATCTCAATATCCCAACCAAAACAAGCCAATTGACCAATGACAGCCACTTTGTATCTGATTCCAACTACCACCATACCGACAACAACTTCACCACAACAGAGAAAAACAAGTTGGCAGGGTTATCCAACTATGATGACACCTCATTGTCTGGCAGAGTCACCACATTGGAAAATGCAGGTTATACAACCAATATCGGAACCATCACAGGGATAACGATGAACGGACAGAGCAAAGGCACAAGCGGTGTTGTTGATTTGGGCACAGTAATCACCCAACATCAAAGTTTGAATGGAAAACAAGACACGTTGGTGGATGCTGTTAATATCAAGCTTATCAATGGTGAATCCATTTTGGGCGCAGGAAACTTGGACATTACGCAAATCATTTACGGAAAAATCGTTCAAGGGCAAGGATTGACGCGTGATGCATTTTACCCCGCTATGGGTTTCAACCCCATTTCTAACCAATTCACGTTCAGCACTGAAACTGTAACATTTGAACAATATATGATTTATGTTGATGTGCTGACCAATAAGTTGTATTTATATGTTGGCAGAACATTGGTTGAAATCAATGACATTGATTTACCTGATAATATAGTAATTGATGCCAACTACACCCACACTGACAACAACTTCACCACAGAGGAAAAAACCAAGTTGGCTGAACTTGATGGAAAACAGAATACCATTCTGAATCTATCCAAAAAAAGTGGAGACGTCTACACGTTCAAGGATGAAGATGGCAACACCCTCACGTATTCTGAACTTAAGTCCATACTTTTGGAAAAAGATGTGACGCTTATTTTCAGAAATCACCTTTATTATAGTTTTCAGGTAAGCGTTGATGAAGACGAAGGTTATTATAATGCTTTTTTTTATTTCAAGTCGCTGGACTCAAATATTTTGAATCTTGAGGTGGATCTGGAAGAATATGAGGGTGAAGAACCTGTTTTCAACGTGTATGAGTCAACGGAGAATGTCCATGATACTTTTCATGGGACTTGTTCAACGGCTGCGACTAACGGCAACAAGTTGGCATACCCAACAGGATTTGTTTTGAGAGAGGGAAACATTGTGTCCATCAAGTTCAATAATGATGTGTATACAGGTGCGACCCTAAACTGCAACAATACAGGCGCAAAAGCAATAAGGCACAGAGGAAGTGCAATTGAGTCAATGGTTATCAGGGGCGGTGATGTCGCTACCTTTATGTATTATTCAGGTGCATTTAATCTCATTTCAGTGGATAGGGTCAACACAGAATACACACAGGCATTTTCATCACAACTAAACCCAAATCAGAACAGAGTTGATTACACCCTAAGTCAATTTGGTACATACCGCCTGACATACCCAACAACAACCACAGGATATGATTTATATATTACCTTAAGTGATGAAGGAAATGGAGTTGTGCCAATACATACTATTTTATTAGATGCTGAGACCTTGGCAAATAAAGGACACATCATTTTTACCAACAATATTGTATGGGAGAACAACGATGTCCCTGATTTTGACCAACTCACGCCATCAAATACAAAATATATGGTGGTGACCGTGTATGAATGCAAATATGCAACTTATAAAGAATTTTAAACAAACACATAACATGGAAAAAGAAATCAGAAACATACAGAATTTAATCAAGCGTGTATCAGAGGAATCACGCATTGTTGAGGGCACTGCCATTGTCTTTAATTCGGACAGTGTTGACATGGGATTCATTGAACAGATTGACCCAACAGCCGTGACGGATGAAACCATCAAGTCAAGTGATGTTTTTGCGTATCTTGACCACAATGACAACAGGGGTGTTCTGGCCAGAAGCAAGCACGGTGAAGGCACATTGCGACTGTGGCTTGATGACTCTGGACTGCATTACCGTTTTGAAGCACCAAAGACTCAATTGGGTGATGAACTACTCAGTTATTTGTCAAGGGGTGAAATCACTGCATCATCATTCGCATTCACCGTTGCAGATGGTGGCGATGTATGGTCAAGGGATGCAGACGGTACTGTAAGACGCAAAATCACAAAGATTGACAGACTGTTTGATGTATCACCTGTGTTCCAACCCGCTTATGAGACCACAAGTGTTGCCAAACGGAAATTTGAGGAAATTAACGTCATCATGGAGAAACTTGATGAACTTGCAAAGAAATTTGCTGACTAAGCAATCATTTTGCAGACAGTGGCATATTTATATTATATAACGCAATAAAAGAATCTAACTATGAAACAACCCATTAAAAGAGTTAATAGTTTGCAGTTAAAAGACAAAAGGGCGCAAATTAACAAACAGGCAAATGAAATCATTGAACTTGCCAAAAAGGAAGTGCGTGACCTCACTGATGAAGAATCACAGAAACTTGAAGATTACGAAAGCCAAATCAAGGAACTTGATGAAGAACTGAAGGCATTGCAGTCACGTTTGGAAAACCTCAGATTTGGTGATGACGAATCAGAGGATGAAG